CGGAAATGCAGTTAAGAGAGTGCCTAATCCGCAACCGAAACCTCGTAAAGAAACTAATACAGATCATTTAAACTCCATGTCCCCCACAATGAATTGTGGGGGTCATTAGTCTTTGAAACATTTGGTCAATATTATAAGTGGACTGATACACAGCAGTTTTCTTCTAATTCGTTGGAAATCGGTAAATCTGATTGTTTCTTTAGACAAGTGAATGATTACAAGCCATCCATTTATTGGAGTCGCGCCTGTGAATTAGATCCTAGTCTTGATGTAGTTGGTTGGCCTAGACGAGATGCTGATGCAGAAAAGTTTAGTTACAAGTTACAATGTGACAAACATGTTCTGCCTGAAGATCGTTATCAACCTTCTATGTGGGAAATACAACGAATTATGAATAAGGTTCTTCCTAAGTATAAGAAACACTTTCTTCCAGAGTTTTGGAAGACTTGTGATTTCTTTATGGCTATTGAGGATTTGAAGAAATTCATTAAACCTGATGCAACTCCTGGTGTTCCTTACACTTTAATGGCTAACAGAAATGACCAATTATTGAATATTTTGGGTACTCGTTTTAATGATATGGTGATAGACCGAATACATCGTCGTCTAGAATTTGATCCTCATCAATTGGAATTGATGAGTCCAGAACAACTTGTAGATTTGGGTTTGTGTGATCCTGTGAGAGTCTTTGTTAAAGGTGAACCTCACAAAATTAAGAAACTTAAGGAAGGTCGTGTTAGATTGATACATTCTGTTTCGATCGTTGATAAAATGATTGAGATGTTATTAATGAGACACTTCACTAAACTTGAGATTTCTAATTGGAAGGATATACCATCCAAACCTGGCATTGGATTCACTGAATCCGATTGTCAGTGTGTTTACGATTGTGTGGTTGGTAAACCTGTTCGTATGAGAAGTAGTGATGTTGAAGGATGGGATTGGAATGTTGATAAATGGCAGATTAAAACTGAAGCTGAACGTAAAATACAGCTTTGTAAGGGTTTTGAGAAACCTGAATTTCTCTGGGATGCTCAACTTCGTTGGGCAGATTGTATGAGATTAAATGCTGTTATTACATGTAAATCAGTTTATCAATTTAGTGACGGAGTTATGGTGAAAAACAAATTTGAAGGTATAGTCAATTCCGGCAAATACGATACTAGCTGTGGTAATTCTGGAATGCGTTCATTTCTAGCAGCTTCAATTGGAGCTGATGAATATATATGCGCTGGTGATGACACAGTTGAAGAGGACGTATGTGATGCCGTTGAAAAATACCGAGAATATGGTTATAAAATCAAAACATACGATTTAGTTGATAATAGTTTTGAATTCTGTAGTAGAATTTATGAAA